CTCTTGGAAGTTGTGGAATATATCATTCCTATTCTTTGCCGAGACTTCGCCATTCACTACTGCTGTTGTGTAGTGCTTGGACAATTCCTTGTTGAGCATGTGTAAAGTTCCTGTCAATGGTACAAACACTATGACTTTGCCACCTGCCTCATCAATAATTTCTTTAAGGACGTTTACTCTGGGTGATGCGTCAAGCTCTATGTTACGGCCATCGTCACCGTATGCCACACCACAACTTATTTGCACTAGCTTCTGCATCTTGACTGCTTCATTAACAGCAGTAATCTTACCTTCTGCTTGTACCTCTGTGACAAAGCTACGGAGCATACTCTTGTAATGTTGCTCTTGTTCTTTGGTTAGCTTTATCTGTCTTGTTTGATACACGGTATCGGGTAAATCAAAGCACTCATCCCTAGTGTATCTAACAGAGGGTTGCAGTACATGCTTAACTAGCTCTACACTCTCTGGTCTAGGCAACCACTTCCATTGCCCTATCTTCATCATGGTAGTTTCTTTGAACGCAGTGTATGTCTTAGCTACATGTGGGTTGTCCACCATCTTAGCTAGAGTCCACGCATCTGTAGGGTCATTGGGTGTAGGTGTACCTGTCATCAACCACAGTCTTGTATCTGGGTTCTTGTTAAGCCACTTACGAAAGAGCTTGAACCTGTTGGTGGATGGTGTTCTATACACAGCCGCTTCATCTACAATGACCAGATCGAAATCATTGAGGTCATCCATCACCACTTGGAAACCATCATGGTTAATTATATAAAAGTCAGACGGTATCTTAAGTAGCTTACGTCTACGCTCTGCTGAACCATATAGTACAGTGGCGCGTCTATCTATGAAGTTCATAAAGATAGCATCACTCCACACCCTCTCCAGTGTAGACAGAGGGGATAGTATAAGGCACTTCTTTACTGCGCCTATCTCCATTAGATAGTCAGCCGCCCATAGTGCAGACTGTGTTTTACCTGTGCCTATCTCATTTAATACTAGGCTCTTCCTGTGTATAGTTAAGAAGCTAGCCGTGTTACGTTGGTGGTCGTAAGGTTTGAACTTACCCTTCCAATCGTAGTAATGCATGATAGGTGATGGCGCATTGATACCCAACTTACGCAATGCCCATACCTCTGTGAGTTTATGCGGTAGTACAACCACGTTGTTACCACGAACTGTCAACTCCTTGGCAGTTGGTATGCTGTCCAATACAATCTGCGGATTGTTTAGCTTAAGTGCTAAGCCTTGAACCTTCGGTATCACTAGCATCTGTTATCCACCTTTCTAATTCATCTTGTGTATCGTAGTCACATACAACGAAACACTTTCCCCCTGCGTCTTCTATCTGTTGCATAGCTGTTACCTGCAACGGTGTCGGCTTCTTTCTTCTGTCAGCCTTACACTCTACCCCAACAAACCTACCCTCCACGATAAGTATTAAGTCAGGTATACCTGCTCTACCGAATGGCCCTGCTTGTGGCATGTAGTACCACACGTTGAGCTTCTTCAGCATAGCTTTTAGTCTATTCTTTACACGACCTTCTGGGGTAGTAGCCATAGCATAACCTTACAACAGTGTCAAGAGGCATATTCACACCACTCATAACAAGGACACCATCGGCATAGTCCACTAGGCTTGGCAGGGAAATCATCATTAGCTAGTGACTGGTTTATTCTAGCTACCCTACCATTGAGATGACCTTGCATCTCGCCAGATAAATCTCTACAGAAAGAACGCCTGTCTTGCTTCATGTCTTTCAACCACACAAAGGATGTAGTCACCCTGTTTATGTGTGGGAAATGCGAGAACACTTGCAATGCGAACATCTCCAACTGTGTAAAGTCTGGTCTACGCTTGCCTGTTTTCCAATCCATGACAATGGCTCTGTCTTTGAACAAAACCAATACGTCCAGTATGGATCTCAACCAAGCATCATCAGACCACCAACCTGTTGGTGTGTAGTGTTCAGTTACAGTTAGCTTTTCTTCCAGTAGCAATTCACTAAACTCTGGGTGTTCTTTCATCTTAGATATACTATTGCACAGGGCTTCGTACTTTACAGTCTCATCTGTCAACTTGCTGTCGCCAGTGAGCCTATCTTCTAAGGCCTTATGCACACGCTCTCCGTATCTAGTAGCTTCACTACCACTGTCAGATACTTCCTTAGTAATCCTCTGGTGGTAGTAACGCTTCGGACAGTTCTCGTACATCTTTAACGATGAATATGAATGGCTTACTTGTGTCATGCTGTAACCTTACCCTACTGTCAACGCTTGGTCAAGTTACTATAATTTTTCTTTCGCACTACCCTACCAAGATTATCATACTTCTCAGTTATCTCTGGCACTCGTAAGTTGTCTTTAATTTGCTCCCTAGTAGGGATACCTCTATCACTCTCTATAAAATGTTTTAGCTTCCACTCGCAATGGTTCATAGCCATGCCACCATGCTTATCATTTATATAATGTAAGGCTTGGGCGTTAGTCATACCCTTCTCAGTAAGACACCAATCGAGTGTCTCCTCTGCCTCCATCAACAACGCTTTAACTTTACCCATGCTAGTCCTCCTGCTTCATGCGTTTCATAATATCAAACTTGAGTAGCTCTAGCTGTGCAATGAGAGCCATTGTATCATTAAGCTGTGATGAGAACCTTACATAGTTACCATTCAACTTAATCATGACTAGCATACTCTCTGCTGTGTCAGCTTCTTTAATCTCTTCGATAACTTCTTTGAGTCCTTCAAGCAATTCTTTCTTACTTCTATCATTAACAACTGCTTTTATATCTGTCAGTTTTGTCATTTCGCTTCTCCATAATTAGCACCAATCCCAGACTCACAAGCCACTGGCAAGTCTTTAGCCCACGAGGGTGCGGTTGACATTCTTCTCTCAACAAGTTGTTGTGCTTCATTCACATCCTTACAGGGGACACAGATGATTAGCTCATCGTGTACTTGAAACGTAACTGGATATGATTGACCCACGGCTACCATTTGTTCTGCCACTACAATTCGTGCCAGTGCTTGGACAATATTCTCTACGACCTTCCCTCCGTATATATAAGTCCAGTTGTTGTGGGGTATATCCTCCCCTATGACTCTGGCTTTCATAACCTTGCGATAGGTACGAGAGTCAGAGATATATCTAAACTGATTGTCAGTATTATTTAAGGCAGGGTATTGTATACGCAGTTTGCTAGGTAGTAAGATGCCCTGCTTATCATATGATACATAGCTAGATATAACACCACTACGTCCTGCTATCATGTCAGACAGTGCCGCTTGGCATCGTTGCCACAGTGCAGTAATGCGGTGGTTCTTGTCTCTATATAGATAGACAATACGTTTAGCTTCGCTCTCTGATATCTCTACCTTCAAACCACCCATGCCTTGGGCTAGGGTGTTACGAAATTTCTCAGCACCCATGCCGTAGCCTAGTCCTAGTATGCAAGTCTTACCAACAAACCTCTCTAGCTTGTCGTCTTTAGTTATAGTCTTGCCATATACAGTGGATGCGAACTCGCTGTACACATCACGCCCCTGCCTAAAAGCTTCAACCAAATCATCTTGCCCTGCAACATGAGCTAGTACCCTTGCCTCTATCTGTGATGAGTCACAAGCAATTAGCTTATGTCCTTCAGGGGCAGTTAGAGCAGAGCGTATAGTACCATTCCTTGGTAGGTTCTGTAGGTTCAGCTTGTCACCACCGCTAAACCTACCAGTGTGTGCGCCATAGTAATTAAGCATGATAGGTAGCTTGCCCCTGTCGGCAACCTTGATTAGATTCTCTGTCCTAGTCTCCTCGATGGTGGATTTAGTACCCAACCTTGCATTACATATGGCTTGTACTTTAGATGAGCCACCTTCTAGTAAGTCAATGAACCCTGCGTCTGTCTTGGCAAACGCCCATGTCTCTTTACCAGTGGTAGGACTTATCTTCCTTGGCGGTTCAACACCAACAGCCTTGAGTAACTTGGCGAACCTCTCATTACTCATCAGTAGTTTCTTCAGTTTGTCTGGGTCAACACCTGCTGAGTTTATACTGTCAAGAAGTTGTGCTTTGTTTGTCTGTACTGTTTCCAGGTGGGAAGTAAGAGTACTTTTATCCAGTTCAATCACAGGCTGTGTGTACATACGGATAGTCTGGTCAATCACCATCAGTTCCCGAACAGGAAACTGCGACTTGAGTTTGGTAAACAATTTGTATGTAAGGTCAACGTCATTGATTGCGTAATCCCCGAACCTGTCAAGCTCTTGTGGTGTGAAGTCCGACTTGCGTTTGCCGAGCGTGTTGAGAACCTCATCGCCCTTCGCCCCTATATTATAATGTATAGCGAGATTTTTTAGCGAGCCGCCCACGGTTTGCCCGACCAATGGTCTAGCCATCAGCATAGTGTCGAACCAAAACTTTGGCTTTATATTATATAGCCATGACAATATAGCTCCATCGAACATAGTATTGTGACACAGTATGGCAGAGTTAGAATAGTCAAGCCCTCGCAAGAACCCACCTACATCACTACCTGCATACCAAGTGGTAGGGTTGCCATCTACCTTGACAGCAACCCCGATAACCTCAAACCTATCGCTACGAACATAGGCTTCCGTTGTCATCTTGGACAACGAGAAATCCCTAGCGTAATAGGTTTCAAAGTCTATTGTTATTATGTTCATACTTCACTCGCTAATGCTAAGTACCCACACCCATCACGATAGTTATCTTCATTCGCAGGGTTACTCTTGGCTCTAGCTATCTTCAACAGAGCCATCATCATAGGTACGTCATGTGGTGTGAAGTCCACATCTTTATAGGCAGACCACAGTTCAGCGATAATCATTGCGTTATCTGCAAAGTCTCCATGCTCTTCTTCCCTGTCGCCGTCAACCAATGTGATAGCTTCCGACAACAGCTTGACACGAGTACGTTCTTTGTCAGCATGTGTTGACTGAACCAATACTTCAGTCGGTGTACCCACCTTACTGCGTAGGGTATACACATACTTAGCAGTACACCCACAAGCCTTGGCTACATTATTAGTCTTTGCAGTAGGGTGTTTAAGTAGGTACGCCCATACCTTTTCAGCTTTAGTTTTTTTCTTCATGTCCGTCTCCTTTCAATAACGAAAATGATTCCACGCTCCCACCACATTGATGAGAGTATTGAATGGCTACCTTAACAGCTTGTATTGCTGTAGCATCCATAGCCAATGCACCATAGGCAAAGTCAGATGCCTCACCAAATGCACAAGCGTTTACCCCATGATGTATGGGGTAAGGTGTACCCTCGTAACGTAGCAGTCCTTCTCTAGTTACTAGGATAAGTTGATAGTAATGGTTCTCTATATCAGAGTAGGGGAATGGACTATCCCCCCCTTCAACGAGCCATTGCTTATGTCTGTGTATATTTTTTAGTGTGCCTACACCAGACACAATACAGACCTCCCCCCCAATGGATTCATACCATGCTTTAGGTGACTGGTACTTGGCGTTACCCATAGTACATTGAGTATCGGTAGCGAGTACCTCGCCATCCCATGCTATAACTGTCATCGTTGCACTACCTTTCTATCAGCAGTCAGAGGCTCTTGGACAAACACACCAAAATCTTTACGCAGTTGATAGGACAAATCATTCATCAACGTATCAACATATGCTAAGATGTGTGCGTCTGTAGCTAGCGTGTTACCATAGGTATTGGGTGTAGCCGACTCAACAAAGGCATCAAGAAACTCTGGTGTGAACTCATTAGATTGCATACTATCTTTGAGCATAGAGTAATACTTCTCTGAGTTCCAGTTGGGCATCTGCCACTGCCAACGGTGTTGACCATCGCGTTCCATCTCTGCGTGTCTATCATAGATACGCTTGGCGTGTTGTTGCAATGCACCTACCTTGGCTCTCGCTTTCAACCCACGTTTGAAACGCTTAAGCATACGAAGCCATACCTTGCGTTTCTCTGGGTCAACCTCACCACTCACAGCGTGTTGCACGTTGATACATACACCGTTGCTATCGAATGCCATACCTTCAAAGTACTCTATGCCATGTTCTTTTAATGCACCCCACCAACTGCGATACATGGTATCCCCTTGGTGGCTGGTAGGTGTTGTTCTATCCAAAAAATCAGTGTTTCCTATACGATACCTACCCTTACCCATACGCTCAGTAATTATAGGTATCACTCTATGCAAAGCATTAGACAAGGTGATGTGCATATCTCGCCACACCATACTGTCGGAAGGTAGAGTTATACTACCGTTAGGACGAAACTCTGCTATCACATGCCTACAATTACCTCGCCACTCTTGGTATTTAAGTTGGAACACATCACCATGCTTAAACAATCTACACCATTGGCGTATAGGCTTGCCCTTTGTAGGGGTTCTTACAGTAGAGAACATACGCTCACAATCAGCGTAGTTTTCTAGTATTGGGGCTTCAAAATATCTCATGTTCTATCTCCCTATCTTGTTAGTTTGCTGAGTGTTACGGCACTAGTCATAGCGTTGAGGTCTATGTCTAGCTCCTCTGCCTTAACTACCTTACGTTCTTTGATAGTCTTATGACGTTCCTTGGCTTCATCTGGTAACAAATCCCACAATGGGCGCCATGCTTTTAAGGCAGGGGCTAGTGTGGTATAGGTCTCCATCAACCTGTTGACAGATGTTAAGAATTGCTCTTGCTTGTTGGTAGCTTCAAAGATTTTGCGATTATATTCTTTGAACTCTGGCTTCAACCAATCCCAACGTGAGTCCATGTAATGGAACTCATTCCTACTATAACTCTTATTAAACCCAGTAGGTGCTGAGTCAAAGCTATCAACCCAAGGCATAGGTGTACTGAACGATAACCTAACATTGTTAGTTAGTTGCCATGTATTATGCTTGTAATCACCAGTCTGCCATACATCCTCTGGTGCATTAGTCCAACCAGATATATCAATGTGGTCTGCTTTACGCAGTGCATAGTCTGGTAACGCTTTCATCTGGTCTCTTACAACCTGC